CAGAATTTTTTAATCCCATGATTCCGCAGATGGGAAGACAAAATCCAAATTCACAAGGTCCAAGCAAAAAGGATTACCAAACATATGGGTGGTTATTTGGTGCCAAATAACTATTTATATTATCAAGGTAAGAAGTAAAATTGTAATATGGCGCAACAGAATTTAACAGTTTGGCAGAGGTTATCACAGACATTTGGTCCGAATTCATTACTCAATCAAGATTATCCAACATTTAAGTTTGATAAGAAGGAACTATTACGTACTAAAAGTAGAGAAGAGTATGAGATGGAGAAGTTGCAAGCGCAACAGACATACTATCTTACGAATCAATGGGCTAAGGTTGAAAACAATCTATACTCTCAAGCGATTTATTATGAGCCAACACGTCTATCTGCCCAATACGATTATGAATCGATGGAATATACACCTGAGATTTCAGCCGCTTTAGACATATATGCCGAGGAATCTACAACTACAAACGAAGATGGATTTATCCTACAAATTTATTCTGAATCCAAAAGGATAAAAGGGGTCCTTGCAGATTTATTCAATAATAACCTTGATATCAATACCAACTTACCGATGTGGACAAGAAACGCATGTAAGTATGGTGATAACTTTGTTTACCTAAAATTGGACCCCGAAAGAGGTGTTGTTGGTTGCCAACAGTTACCTACAATTGAAATTGAAAGACATGAGGTTGGTGTAAGCGCTAAGATATCTGTCGATATAACTCAAGAACTTGATAAAGACAAAAAGGCATTACACTTCACTTGGAAGAATAAAAACATGGAATTCCAATCATGGGAAATTGCTCACTTTAGATTATTGGGTGATGATAGAAAACTTCCTTATGGAACATCTATGTTAGAAAAAGCCAGAAGAATTTGGAAACAACTATTATTATCTGAAGATGCGATGATGATTTATCGTACATCAAGAGCACCTGAAAGAAGAATGTTCAAAGTATTCGTTGGAAATATGAATGACGATGATGTTGAAGCATATGTACAACGTGTTGCCAACAAATTCAAAAGAGAACAAGTAGTAGATAGTAAGACGGGTAATGTGGATATGAGATTTAATCAAATGGCAGTTGACCAAGATTACTTCATTCCTGTACGTGACCCTGCAGCTCCAGACCCAATTACAACATTACCAGGAGCAACTAACCTATCAGAAATTGCCGATATTGAATATATTCAGAAGAAATTATTAACTGCTCTTCGTGTACCTAAGGCTTTCTTAGGTTTTGAGGAAGTTGTTGGTGATGGTAAGAATCTTTCATTACAAGACATCCGTTTTGCTAGAACCATCAATAGAATACAGAAAAGTATGTTGGCTGAACTTAACAAAATTGCCATCGTACATCTTTTCTTATTAGGGTTTGAAGATGAACTTTCCAATTTTACATTAGGACTAACTAATCCATCTACTCAAGCAGATTTATTAAAAATTGACGTTTGGAAGGAAAAAGTTTTATTATATAAAGATTTAGTTGCGGACCCAGGAAATGGTATTCAGGCAACTTCATCTACTTGGGCTAAAAAACATATTTTTGGTTGGTCTGACGAAGAAGTTCGTTTGGATTTACAACAACAAAGAATTGAAAGAGCCGTTGGTGAAGAATTGAAAGCGACACCAACCGTTATCAGTAAGACAGGTTTATTTGATAACATCGACAAACTCTACGGTAGTACCACAGGTTCAACACCAGCAGCGGGAGCGGCAACAACTCCTGATGGAGGTGAAGAGTTAGGTGGAACAGCATTAGCACCACCTCCACCTGGAGGCGAATCATTGCCACCACCTCCACCTGGAGGTGAAGAAGCACCTGCGGAAATAACACCAGAATCTACAAAAAAAGACATGAATATTTTGTTAGAAAATAACATGTTTGAAAGGTCAAAAATGATTGATTTAGGTACGGCACAACAATCTTTGGGAGAAATTGAAAAAGAACTTGAAAAGTTGTTAAACTCATAATATTTATAGGATAAATAAATAAAAATGACTTTCGGCCAAATCAAATCCCTCATCGAAAAAAACCTGCTTGAATCTTATAACAACGAAGCTGCGTTTAAGAAAAGTTTACGCGAGTTCAAACACAATGTTTTGAACAATAAATCAATTTCAAAAGTTTATAGCCTTTACGACCAATTGAGTACCCCTCAAGGACTCAGTGAATCAGATGCCAAAGAATTTATAGAAGAAGGAGTTAACCTACTTCAAAGAATTCTACCTACAATCAAATTGCCGAAGTCATTAGAAGAACAAGTTGAAAATAATTACAAACACATAGATACTTTGGTTTATACCAAAAATGTTAGTATTAAAGAAAGAGTTGTTGCTAAGAAAAATATTGAGGCAATTTTGAAAACGAACAAAGGAGCAATTAAGGAATCAATCAATATTCCTGTGTCTTCTATGGTAAAAATTGCCAATCAAACACTCAGAAATTATATTGAAACTATGGATGAAAATTCTAAAAAAGAATTTTTTCAAATTGTTTCTGAAGATAATAAAAACTTGGAAAATAGATTCGAGGAATTGAAGACAAGTGCTATCACCAAATTACAATCTATTTTAGAGAACGAGAGTGAAAATGATGTAAAAACAAAAATTAACGAAACTATCGACAAACTAAAAGATGAAAAATTTGACCAATTGAATTTTCTTAAGTTAAAAAACTTAGAAAGTTCTCTTTAAGAATTTTTAACTTTGTTTGTATAGATAGCTTTCAATAAGCCCTTTCTTTTTGTTATAGAGGGTTTTACGTATTCTTTCCTATTAAGTAATTCTTGATTTTGTTTTGTCTTAATAACTTTGGATTTCAAAGTCTTTAAGGCTTTTTCAAGATTATCACTACTTTTGATGTTGATTATTAGCATATATAACAAATATCTCTAATTTACGAGAAAATTTTGACTATGAGGTTTATATGTAGTATTTTTTTAAAAAATAAACTACACAACATGAAAATTAATGAAGAAGGGTAAAAGTGTAAAGTTAAAGCTATTCACTCCAATCAAATCTAGTTACGGGACCGTAGATTCCAAAAATTTAAAATCACTATACATAAACATACAATCTTGGGTTACTCCCAAATACGAAACAGACAATTGGAATAGAGTTGTCGGTATACTGACTAGAGAAATTAAACATTCGGTATTTGGGTCTATTAACACAGAATTTTTTAGAGAACAAAGTATTGTGGATTTAGACTTAAGAACAAGTGGTATTTCCACAGGAAAAAAATCATTTTTCAACTTGGAAGTGAATCTATATGTAAAATCACAATTAGATTTTAAATCCAAAGAAGTCAAAGAATCAGTTAAAAACGTCGTTAAATCAATTTTTAGAGATAACATTTCAAACAACAAATACTTCGATTTTTCGCTCACTAAAAAGACTGAAGTCAATAAAGTTGACTAACCAATATATTTATCTAAAAAAGCTTAATGAAGAATTTAAGGATATTAGAAGCAAACGAACTCGGTCATGGAATTTTAATTGAAATGGATGCGGGTTTTATTTCTCCGAAAGACGAAAAAAATATAAAAGTTTTACAGGAAGCTGCAAATTTAGACCATAGAAATCCATTTGAATTCTATGCTGTATTGCAGAAATATGATACCCCAAATAGAAATGGTAGATTTTATCCTGAAAGAATTCTTAAAAGGGAGGCAGAAAATTATAGGAAACTTATATCTAAAGGATTATCTACTTCAGAACTTAATCACCCTGAATCGTCTTTGATTGATTTGGATAGAGTATCACATTTGATTACAGACATTTGGTGGGATAAGAACATCCTTATGGGTAAACTTAAGTTATTAACGACACCTGGATTCCATGAGAGAGGTATTGTTTCTTCTAAAGGAGACATCGCAGCAAACTTGATGAGACAAGGAGTAACAATGGGAGTATCTTCGAGAGGGGTAGGTTCGTTAAAAAAGGTTGGAGAAAGGAATGAAGTACAGGACGACTTTGAATTGATTTGTTTTGACTTAGTTTCATCACCATCAACACCAGGAGCATATCTTTTTTCAAATCCAGATGATAGAGCAAAGTATGAAGAAAATTTGGAGGAAGAAAAAAAGAACCGTGAAAAGTTAGATGAACCGATGGGTAAGTCTATTGACTTGATGAAAAAACTTTCTCATTATTTAGGAAAATAAAATTATGGACGAGAAATACTTTGTAGCAAAAATTCAGTACGAATTACCTGATGATAACACAGGAAAAATTAAAAAAATTAGAGAAGAAAAACTTGTTAGAGGTTTTTCGGTAACAGATGTTGAAGCTAAGGTTACAAAAAGATATGAATCTTTTTCAAACGATTGGAGAATAACATCAGTTTCGGAGAGTAAAATCGACGAAGTAATAGAAAAGTAATAGAAAACTAAAAGTGGTCTTTTGACCACTTTTTTTATTTAGTAACATATTTATAAAGAAAAAAATATGTTATTTTCCTTATCATACCAAAACGCCTCCAACGAACAATTTGTAGTTAATTTGTCGGGCTCAAATATGTCTTCAGCAATATTATATTGTGAATCAAACAATTTTACCCCACTGCAAATTTCTTACCTATTAAATCAAAATTTGTTGTTAAATAACCCATCATCAACAAATTGTTATAGTGTTGGTTTAAAAGATATTACAACAGGTAACAGTTCGTCATATTTGATTTATGATACGTACTCAAACGTTAATTCTTGGATACAATCTCAATCAAATAAAGAAGTTTCTGTTATTTCACATCAGGATAGAGCTTTTGTACAAGCCTAAAATAAACTTTTTCTCGATTAGACACTATTTATAGAGTAAAATAATAATTTTTTCATGCAAGAAACTAAAAACGTAGTTGAAGAGGCGCTCATTCAAATGAAGAATGTTGAAGAGGCTATCGCCGAGAATGCAAAAGGAATACTTGCTTCTACAATGAAGGAAGAAATCAATCAATTAGTAAAAGAATCTCTTTCAGAACAGGATGATGAAACCGAGGTTGATTTAGACGTAGACATGGACATGGATGACGAAGAGTTAGACATGGATATGGATGCTGATAATGAGGAAGACATGGACATGGAATTAGACATGGATATGGATTCTGATGAAACTCCAATAGATTTAACTGACGCTTCCGACGAGGAAATTCTTAAAGTGTTCAAAGCAATGGGAGAAGAAGATGGTATCATCGTAAAAAAAGACGGTGAAGATATTCATCTTTCTGATTCTAATGCAGACACTGAATACCTTGTAAAGCTTGGTGAGTCTGAAGAAGACAAAAATTTAGAAGAAATGGAAATGGATGAAATGGAAGACGTTGATACACAGAGTGTAATTGACGCAATTTTTTCAAATGATGGTAACATCGAAGACGACCAAGAAATGGAAGATGATGAAGAAGTTATGTACGAAATCGAATTTGACGAAGAAGAAGACGACGAAGACATGATGGAATCAGACGACGACATGGAATCAGATGATGATGAAATGATGGAATCAGACGACGAAGACATGATGGAATCGGATGACGAGGACATGATGGAATCAGACGACGAAGACATGATGGAATCGGATGACGAGGACATGATGGAAGAAGACGATGATATGTTGGATGAAACATACAACCACAAAAAGGCTAAAAAATCCGAAACGAAAGAGGGTAAAAAGTCAGTAAAACCTACAGGTGTTGGAATTGGTAACGGCCCTAAGTTTTCTTACAAGAAAACAACAGGTGGATTTAATGAGGACAAAAAAGAAGGTCCTAAATCTGTCGGTACGGGTAAAGCTAAATTCGAATACAAGAAGGGTGAAAATATGGGTGGAAAATCTAAAGTTGTTAAAAAGGCAGAAACTAAAGAAGCTGCAAGAACTTTAGGTAGTGGTTCAAACTTTAGAAAGGGTGGTTTACCAAAACCAAGAGCTCATTCTAAATTTAACACTGCTATTCAAAAAGAGTCAGTTGACGCAGAAGTAAAAATGTTAAGAGAGAAAAACGAAGAGTATAGAAAAGCACTTAACGTATTCAGAGAAAAACTGAACGAAGTTGCTATCTTCAACTCAAACTTGGCATACGCTACAAGATTGTTCACAGAACATTCAACTACAAAGAAAGAGAAGATTAACATCTTAAGAAGATTTGACGATGTTGAGTCTTTAAAAGAATCAAAGTCTCTTTATAAGTCAATGAAAGATGAGTTATCAAAAACTGAAACAAAATCTATCAATGAATCAGTTGAAAAGAAAATTAACAATACTGTATCATCAGGTTCGGCAGTTAATTTGATTGAATCAAAAACTTACGAAAATCCTCAATTCTTAAGAATGAAAGACTTAATGTCTAAGTTGGGGTAAAATAAATTAAAATAAATAAAAACTAAAAAATACTCAAAATGGGAGCATTATTAGAATCAGGTCTTGTTGGTAACATCGGTCTTAAGCACCTTAAAGTTATCAAAGAAGACACAATCAACAAATGGGACAAATTAGGATTCTTAGAGGGTCTTAAAGGTCACATGAGAGAGAACGTAGCTCAACTTTATGAAAACCAAGCTTCTCACTTAATCAACGAAGCATCATCTACATCTGATACAGGTGCATTTGAAACAGTGGTTTTCCCTATCGTTAGAAGAGTTTTCTCTAAATTATTAGCAAACGATATCGTTTCAGTACAAGCAATGAACTTACCAATCGGTAAATTATTCTACTT